GCTTACGTGCAATTTCTTTGTTGGCTTCAGAACCAGAGTTCCATAGCGTAGTATTCAGTTCACCGACAGGGTCATTCTCACCAAGAGTGGTCAGAGAATTTTCGATGTACCATTTACCAGTTGAACCTTGGAAACCGTGAGAGAAGATACGAACCCATGGGAGTTCATCGCCTTCAACACGTGGGAGGAAACGCAAAGTGGCAGTACCATTGCCAGCTTTATCACCTTCGAGGCGCCAGTAGCGATCGTCGTTGTATGACTTGGTTTCAGTTTGAGGGTTTGCTACTTTTTCGAATGCGTTAGAAATAGCACCGAAATCAGAGTTGCGCATAGCACGTAGTTTTTGAATATCCATATATTTTCCTTAGTATTTACTTTGTATTAGTATTGTGTTGTATAGAAATCTGATCATCTAGTTCAAATTCGTCATCGAAATCATCGATGTTGATATCATAATCTTCTTCAACATAACTATTTAGCGTTCTCATACCACCAGTTTTTTTACCGCTGCTATGCTTGGCAGGTTTCCCTGAACGCCCACCAAATTCATCATCGAATCTCTTCGACTGTGTATAAGTCTTGCCCATCTTATTACTCTGCAATTTCTTCCATGAAGTGTGTGAAAACTTTACTAGCCTTAATCTTATTATACTTTACGAATCCAGTCAACTTTTTAATTCGTAATAGTTCATCGCTCCATATATGTTTAACAGAGGAGTTTTGACTCCAATGTTCTACAATAGGGTGATAATCCTCTAAGATGTTTAGCGTTTCTATACTTATCTGTCCTCCGATGAATAACTTCAGCGCGACTGGATATTCATCGTTGACAAAATTTAAGACTGAACTGGTTGGCAGTCTATTCACTTCTATGTAGGTTAGTAATTTAGCCAAATCATCAATAAAAATCTGAGAGACAGATTGTTTACGTCTGTTCCACTCAACTAGATTATCTTCAGCTTCTTTACCTTCATAAATTGCATTACCATTACCATACGCGAAGTTTGCAACAAAGAACTGAATAATATCTTTATCTGTTGCAAACTTAGCAGCAAGTTTCTCAAAAATATATCTGTCATTCCTAGCATTGAATGCTTCACGAGTGCCCTTAACGTTACCTCGATTCTCGAAGACGTTAAACTTCTCAGTCGTAAAGTGTAATTTAATTGCTAGGTAATAACGGTATGCTTTAAATCCGTCCACTTCGATGTTTCCTACAAAGTTCTTTCGCTTCCACTGGGACATCGGGAGATATCTCTGCAATGGAACAATCAATTCTAATGGTTCTATTATCTGCGTTCTTGGCCAATGAAATAATCAAAACCATCATGGCAATGAGAACAACAGAAGGCAGCAAGAAAATAAATTTAGACATCTAGTTTAGCTTGTTTTGGTAAATAATTCAACTCACGAAAATCCATCTCGATCTTATCTTTCAATGACTTGTTGATAAGCGATGATACATCCGCAGGTTCCAGAAAGTTTTCTTTACAGTAATAAAGAACAGCATCCATGTAATTAAGACGTTTATCTCGAACGATTGATTCAATATGTAGAGAGAATTCGTTGGCTGTCTTAAACATTGGCTTGTCGCTGTATGTAGTAGTTAGTGTTTCTAATTTCTTGACAAAGTTGTCCATATTCTTTATGCTTTTGTTTGTAGAGTTTCCAGATAGGCGTATCGGTACGTTCTGGATCCATCTTACGTTCAAATTTGTCTAAGAACATAGTGAAGAATTTATCCATCTTCATGCGCTCAGAGAGCAGGGTATTGTATTTAGTAATCAAGTCCATATCCATATTATACTCCAGTTTATATTGCAAGGCAAGGTTTATTTTAGATTCATGATATGAGAGAGGACAATCTTAGACTCTTCATAATCAGACATAGCTAAGGCTTCTTCGATGTAATCTTCTGCCTTCTTTTGGATACGTTCTCGTCGAGACATTCTAGTTTGTCTTTGAATTTCTTCCAATAAGAACTCATCTAAACGATCCATATCAGAACCCTGTACATATACATTCTGCCAAGTACCATCTGGCATTAGGCGAATCTTTAGAAGTTTTTTCGGTTCCATTAGCCTCTCCTCATTGTTGCAATATCGTGAGCTTCTTCATCACTAAACACTGGCACTGCATTGCTTTTATGCATTGTACCAATACCTTTAATCTTATCACCCGTGTAGACTGGATTAGGACGCCAGCTGGCATTACCACCTGTGGTAGAACGACTCGGCAGCTTAGGGGTCTCCCGACCAGCAGGTATGCCAAGTGAGTATGAAAGACCAGCATCCTTAGCGACTGCTAGAGGCTTCTTTGGCTCATACTTCTTAAGTAGATCAGCCCATGATTTATCCAACTCGCGTTGTTTAGCGTTTGGTTTACGTTTCTTGGACTTCATTGGAGTGGTATGGTAAATCATACTACAAACCCTGTTGTGTCTTTCTTAGCACGACCCTTAGCTTTTAAGCCAACGATAACACCCTTTGGATCGAGGAAACGCAGATCTGTTTCATCACCATTGATAACTGCACGACCAAGATAATTCTCTGGCACAGAGTGGAAAACTGCAGCAACGTTCATGCCATTAGACAGAGCGATACGAACATCCATGTCATTACCATCAGCTTTGGAGAAAGTCAAGTGGTAGTTAGGGATGTGTTTGACTTTGCGGTTATTGACTTTAGTGTAGTCATAAAATTGAACGTCAGGGAACATCTGGAAAATGTTTTTACCATCAGCAACTTCGTACTTCTCCCATGCTAAGTCAGAAGTACCATTCAG